GAGGGCATCTCAGCTCCAAGCATATACAGCATACCAGTAATGGACTGGCTACCGTAACGTGAAGCTAACTCTTCGTGAGTATCTGGAAGATACTGGCTAGAAAAGTCATACAGGGACACATAGTTAGTAGGCAGCTGCACCTTTACGCTAGAGGGAGTAACAGCACCTTGTGTTTGTGTTAAAGCCATTTGTTAAAAATTGTCTTTGTTATTAATCTATTATTTGAGGTGGCTACCAAATCTTACTTTAGTACCTCTACCCAAATAATCATCTAACCCTTCAACAATGATCTTATCCCCTGTGTCTCCTTGTCCGGTATCAGCTGTTTGACGGGCATCCAAGGTAATATTCCTTTGGGCCTTATCATCATCAGCTTTACCTTTAGCAACTCCTTGCTCATAAGCCAGCTTAATAATAGCTTCCTTATTCTGCAGGAATGCATAATCCGAAACCACTGCACTGTAGTTTGTACTACCATCCTTGTTTTTCCAGTGGTCCATATTGGTGAACTCACCAAGCTTGGATTTCTTATCACCGGGTACTACAAAATCGATAGACAAATCACTGTCCAGCTGTAGGGGGATCTTCTCTAATGACTGGATTTGGTTCTGGATACCCTTGGCATTAGCCTCGGATACCTGTTGACTCTTAGCATATTCTTCTTTATACTGATTGTAAAAATTAATAGCCTCTTGCTGCTCTTTACTAAGTGTTGTTTCGCTTTGAACAGGAGTGCTAAATTCACTCTTGAGCTCCTTCAACGTTTTCCTAGCATCTGTAGCCAGCTTTTTCAGCTCTAGATTTTTACGAGTCACATCAGAACTTTCATCGTCCTCATCAGGTGTGAATCTAGATAGTTCCAGTTCGAGCTCCTCATTATTCAAGTCAGGATATCTGTATTGCAGGTACTCCCTTGCCACATCAATACTTGACATCGAATCGTAGTCTTTCTGAAACTTAATCCAGTCCTCAATAGGTCTGCCTGTTTTCTCTCTCCACTCCTTGAGCTCCTTTATGTAAGGATCTTCTTCTACCACTTGTGCAGGTTCAGGGGTGAGGTCTTCGAATGAGTTAATTTCTCTGCCTAGCTTCTCGCTTAGGCTTTGAAGGATCATCTCTTCTGTAACCTCTACCTCTGCTGCAGGTTCTGGCGTAGATACCTCAGGTTGGGTCTCAGGTTGTGGAGCTTCGGGCTCCTCTTGAGGGGTTGTCAATGAACTATCGGGTTGTGGCTCCTCTACCACAATATCCTCGGAGGGTTCAGTCTCCGGGGTTATATTTTCTTGTTGTTGAGGTTTTACCTCAGGAGTATCTTCATCACTTAAACTAACCTCGGTTACGTCTGTTTCTGAAGGAACGCCCATCTTAGGTGTCACCTTATCTATCTTATTATCAAAGAATCCCATTTAAATATATTTTACTGGTTACAAATATAACAAAAAATTAAATACGGTTATTTTTACTTAGGTTCCATCTCGTCCATCTCTACCTGACCAGATATCTGATCTTCAGCAGATTCAAACCTAAGAGCTCTTGGGGATTCCTTTTTCCCCTCAGCTTTCATAGCCGCTTGTTGCGTGTTATTACGGTCCTGTCTACGCATCTTCTCGTCTTCTTTGAACTTATCCATACGAAACTTACCGTCTACTTCTATACCCTTAAGTCGCATATTGTACTCAAACTCTTGCTCCATAAGCTTAGACTTAGCCATCATTTCAGCCTGTATACGGGCTTGATCTCCTTGAGTCTTAGCATTTTGCACCTCAAGTTCTTTAGCTTTTTCAGCTTCTATCTCCTGCAGCTTAGCCTGTGATGCCCTCTCAGCAGCTTGTGCATTAGCCTCGGCATTTGTTTGAATCTCCTGAAGTTTAGCTTGTTGCATTTGCTTCTCACGACGAGCCCTACGAATTTTTAATAACTCATTAGCAAGCTTGATGTTGTTGATGTTACGTATATCAATAGCATCATCGAGAGTAATGAGGTCCTTAGATAGAGCTTGATTGATGTTATTCTCAAGATATTGTTTCTCTTCAGCATCCGGTTTGAGTTCTATCTTAATACCAAAATCGTGAAGATGATATCTCTTAATAGACTCTAGAATTTGTACATTGATCTTACCTACAGCCTGTATGTAAGCATCCTTAAGGTTACTATATTCAAAGATATCCTTAAGTCTTAGGGCCACAGCAGTAGCGGTCCTCTCAGTAATATTTAATACGGAATCAAGAATGTGTCTAGTGGCGGTGTTGGAATTAAGGGCTGCTTGTTCCTGTACAGCCACGAGAGTTTTAGGATCTGGTAGGGTAGCGTCTGCTCCTTGAGCAATACCGATAGAATCCCTAAGTAAGCCTAGATAATGATTATATGCACCAATGAGTCTATCAAGTCCTTCAATAACCCCATTTCTAAGTTCTGTAATTGGGTCCCTACCATAGTTGTATGTGCCCTCAGCATTGATCGATGTAACAAGTAAGTTACCCGTCTCATCATAGATCTTCATTTGTTCCAGAGGAGTGAGCACATTACCATCCCCTAGGGTTACCTCACTAAGACCGTCGATATCAATACGGACACCATTAGGCCTTGCCTTAGCAATCATCTGTTGGATCTTAATGTGTATCTGCTGCATCTGATCCACGTAGGGTACCATACGAGCTACAAGGCTTTGGCTACGCCCTTGGTAAAGTTCTGGAGAGTATACTATGAAGTTAGGCATGGTTCTGTTAAGATGACCTTGGGGACGTACCATGTTCTCACACAACCCATAGTTAAATAGTTTCTTAGTACCAAGTACTAGAGATCCCTTATACCAAACCTCAATGTTTTTCTTAACTACGTCATATCCCTTATATGAAGGATCTGGTTTACCGAAAGTACTCTCTTTGGGTATCATCTTGTACCCACCACTCTTATTGTATTTCTTCTTATAGGTTACAGTATTAAGTGCTTGGAAGTTAAAGTCAAGTACATCCACCATTATGCTGTCCATGTCATCCTCTCTGTAGGCACGGGTATTGGAGTACCCATGATAGGTGTTCCACTCGGATGAGGATTTAGCCATATCCTTGATCTCATCATCTGAGAACCTATTACCACTTATTCTCTTGAGCTCACCTATAGTTATCCTACGGATCTTACCATAGTAATAAACCTTCTCGAAGTTCCTATCTTCTGGGAAGGAATACACCATATCGGCTACATCACTATACTTTATAATAATCCCTTTGTCTGGATCTGTGTAGTGCTCTACCCCACCGATACCGAGAGTGGCTACATCCTCCATTACCCGGGATTGTACCTCCTCAAAGTTATTTAGTTTGAAGGTATAGTCAATAGCTTCTTCAGTAGCGATCTCTATGCTAGGTTTGTACTTAAGACTCATGTAGAGGTCGATCTCCTCTTGAGTATCAGGGATAGAGTCCACACCAGACTGTACCATCTGCACACCAATAAGTTGTTCAGCATCCCTTAGCATATCCTTGGATGCCATCATATCCTCAAGGGTGTTCTTGAGTTTGTCACGCAGGTCTGTGGAATATTTATCAGTTGCCTCAGCCTTAACATCAAATAGACGACCGGACATTTGATTAACGATAAGCTTTACAAACTTAGGAATAACCTGAATAGGCCTCCAGTCGTAATTAGTGTAGCTATCATTTTCATCATCCCCTATGATGAGTTTTTTGTATATGTCCGTGCTCTGTTCCCCACGGGCATACATCCTAAGGTTATGGTAGTTCTCTTTCCTATCTAAGAACCTACAAGACTCTTGAGCCCCTGATCTGGAGAACCATTCCTGCTCGATAGCACGGGCCCACTTGAGTCCGTACTCCTCGGTGGCTTTTTCCTCGTCAGGTGCTAGGGGGTCTGGAAAGCCCTTATTATAAAAATCTACTGCCATTATCTTACTATTTGGCCTATATCGCCCTTATTACTGTATTTGCGTACTAAATTACGAAAAATATCCTTGTCCACTTTTTCTCTCTTACCTTTATACTTCTCAGTCTGACAAGCCATAATAGCTAAACCTGAGGATATTGTGGCATCATATTTCGTTCTTTTCTTTGGATCAAATGCAAGCCAGTCATTAATGGTATCATTAAATGGCATGTCTCCCATCTCACCAATAGGTCTTAATTTCTTATCTTCATCTGAGTATATACCCACATACTTTTCTATCCATGAACCAATAGCGTTCATGTGAGAGTCAAGCATATCCTGACCAGACATCATTTGACCTCCATACTTTTGTTCGTTCTCATTTAACTTGTGTGCAGGTCTATCAACCCTATCCATAGCAAACCCCCTGTATCCACGATTTCTCATGTGACGAAGAAGATCCACCCGGTTAGACTCTATAAGAGCTGGAGCCCCATAAAATTTAAGGCACTTAATTACATCCTCGAAGAATACTGTATCACTGGTACGACATAGGTACTCAACTACGAACTTATTGGAGGGGGCACCACCTGCAGGGAACATAAGTGTCTTACCATGTAGTGCACCCTTAGACCCCTCACCGTGCGTAGAGGCTAAGGTAAAGGGGTCAACTCCAAACCTTAGTACATCCTTATTAAGTGGGAAGAATTTACCATTAATAATCTGTATACGGTTCTTCATGTGCTCAGTACCATCAGCTACCGAAGGAATCCAAGCTACTTTAAACCTACCATCGTCCCGGGGTACAAACTCTACAGGGCCGTCTTTAATACCATCTATCCATTCGAAGTTCCCTACTTGATATAGGGATGCATCATCAAGTGTTGCATTGTGTTCTAATTGCTCATAGAGCTTGTTCATGTTAAATACACACTGATCCGTCTCATCCCTGAGAGCATGCTCAATGGTTCTAGGATATGTACGGAACTGCTCATTAAGGGCCTTATCCTTACCAGATCTACGAAGTTGCTCCTCAGTAGCGATAAGCTTATCCAAGGAGCCCTCAAGTATAGGCTCCCCTAAAACGTTCAGGGTGCCCTTAGGTGGTTTCTCTGTCCAGCACTTACCGTATATATCGGTGTATTCCTCCATGTTATCCTGAGCTGCAAGGAAGTGGAAATACAATCCCGAGGGGGTTTGCTTAGTAATATCGTCTCTATCCTTAAGTTGAGATAGCTCTATAAGATCCCTAAATTGTGATCCACCCTTCTCCATAGCCCCCATAGTAGATCCAATGAAGGCCTTACCTACTACCCGTCCTGAAGGTACCATAGTAGGCCTAATAATACCTATGTGGGTAATATAGTCATTTGGTTTTTCCCACTTACCAGCCTCGTCCCCAAGATATCCATTAAGTTTAACAGAGTCATAAGAACCGTTCTTAGTAGTGCGGTAATCTATGGCCGTGTTTAGGAACTCTGAAATATCGTTAGTCCTACGCTTCTTGGCCTCCTTAGAGTTATCCGAGGGCTTACCAAAATAGAAGTTAGTATTAGAATCTTCTTTATCCCTAACTATTGGCCTGAGCCAGAAGGGTAGTGTAAGGAACATATACTTGAACTTCTCCCACACCTCCTCAACGTCAGTCCCTGTCTTACTAGTCATACCATACTTACCGTTCTTGGTAGAGGTAGCCATATTCATTAGGATAGCTAGTACTATATAAGTAAACCCGGTACGACGAGATTTCAAAAAGATCTGACCAAAGCACCTCTTATCTATGATACATGCCTCCAAGTGATAGAACATCTCCAGCTGAGATTGCCTGAAGGCCATGTACTCGTTGTTATCGAGCATCTCACACCATTGTAGAGCGAAGTATGCGTTCCCTGTAAGATAGGTTGGCTCACCATTATTCATAAACCATACTCCCTCTCTACGCCTCCTATACTCCTCCATGATGTATTCGTGGAAGTGCTCTACACTATCAGGGGTTATACCTTTAGGGGGCTCTTGTCTCCTCCAGTATTGTTCCTCTTTAGGTAGGTCATAGAATAAAACCTGACTCTTATCTTTAGGAACTCTTGGGAGTCTTATATTAAGTTCACTAATCTTAATTTTCTTCCCCTTAGTACCAAAAGGGCATATGTTGATAGTACCATCCTCCTCTAACCAATCCTTGTGATAGTTCTTTTTTGGAAAGAAATCTCCACGAGCAAACTTCTCAGGGTAACCTACAGAAAACTCCTTCTCAAGAAAATCAAACTGCTCAGTCTCCAGCTGTACCTTGAATTGGGTCATACTTGAATCAATATCAAATATGGCGTTCATAATAAGGGGCTTAGCCTTTACAGCCTGAGCGTACTTAGCCTTATCAAGACCTTGGTAATCAATGCCGTGAGATAGGGCATCTTTAAGGAACCCCATAGCATTCTCCCCGGCATTTATGATTTCTTTTACATAATGCTTTATCTTTTCAGTACTGGGGGCATTGGGGGAATTACACCATTTATCAAGGAGTTTTCTAGCAGAGTCAAAAGAAGTTACTTTGGAATCGATAATAGCGGCCATCTTATCATCCTTAAGAAGATCCGAATCATCTTCGTAAACCGTAATATCCTTAAAGTTATCAAGCTTTAACTTCTTAACACTCTTTACCCTATCCTTTGTTTTAGGATCTTGTTTGAAGACAGCGATTGATATAGTTTCATCATCTGCGTCCTCTATCTCACCCTTGTACTTATACCCCCCCTTAGTAGTGGCGTTTACTTTATACCCTAGATATTCTTGGCACTCTTTAAAATCAGACAATTGAATATCTAGCTTAATGTCCCAATTAAGCCCCTCTATAACAGTATCTAAAG